CTCATACTGATCTGTGAACTAGTCTGACCAGTACCAAATCTACGCATCATACCATGGTTATTAACCTGACCAGTGGTAACTGCTCTACTAGGAATAGTAACTGAAGAGGAAAATAAATTAACATTATGCACAAATTGATCCATCGATACACCCGTATTCACTAGCTTGCCTTCTTTGTCTCCTGCAGTAGTACTTAGTATCTTTCGTAAAGTTAAAGGAGGTGCTATCGAAACACCATATAAATTCTGTCTGGATGGTTCTAATTTTCCAGTTGCTACTGCTTCCGTAAAAGCCTGATAATTATTGGGATGCGTGTTCATTGCCATTAGACTCGACTCCAAATGAAGCTACTAGGTATATCAAGTCTCTGACCAGCAACGTTAACAACAAATTTTTCTAACGGTAACGGGATCATATCACGCAGTTCTATAGGTTCTACCACCTTTATAGTTGTAGCATTTGACATTAAGTATTTATGATGGCAACGAAGAGGATATGTAGTACCACCATTACCCCATGTTTTTGCCACTCCCTGTCGTACTTCTGGACGTAAATAGTGTAGATTACCGCCATAAAAATGACCTGTAGCTGGATTAATCCCACTAATCAGAGTCATCGGATAACGATCAAAGAATGGTAATCCCTCAGTAGTAGCATTGTAATTATAAAATAATACCAATCCTGCCTTTATATCTGTCTGCAAATCTGGCAATCCATAAAATAACTGTGAGCGATACCAATCTTTTGATTGAGGTTTACCACCAGCAAGTTCCTTGATGTCCTTAAAGATGCTCATACTTTGAGTTCTTTTTCTGTGAGTATACGAAACGTCATTCTACGATCCTTACAATAACTATCTGCTGCTTTCCACTTAGCATTGTTAACAGCATATGTCTTGACTTCACTAAGATACCTTCTACTCACCTTACGAGTGGTTGTACGTTTCGGTTGTTTAGTCTGAGCATAAGGTTTGATCTCAATGATGCTTTTTGAGGATTTTCCATCTCTCGTGATTGCTTTAACATAGAAATCGGGAAAATAACGATGCACACGATTATCCACGGGAGAGACATATGGAATAATAATCTCTTCACTTCCCCATTCCAAAACGTTTTCATTCTTGTCACACCACTTCATAAATTTAAGTTCCCACAAACTTCTATAAATAATGTTTGTAGGGTCTCCTTTATACTTATGTCTTCGTGATGGTCTGAATTTTCCTGAATAACTCATATGTCTGCCGCCAAGAATAAATTAATCTATCCAGAGATTCCTCCTGCAGGTCCAGGTAGTAGTAATGATGAGATAAAGCATAGAGCCAAATTTGGAACTAAGGTAATGGATTACCTTAAGTTCACCATATATGACCCAGAGAAATCAAATCCATACAATTACATAAAATCAAAGCGAAAATCCCAAGGTGCTGGTGAGAAAAGTTTCAGTGCACTAGAAAAAGGTATTGGATTCCAAGGTGGACGGAAAGAAGGTGATAGTACCCAAGGTATATGGCGTACTGTTTATTTATATCTACCCCACCAACTTAACGAACAATATAGTACTAACTACAATAGAAGTGCTCTAGGACCATTTGGTAATTCATTACTTGGTGCTGCTGAATGGGCAGAAAATAATATAATAGATAAAGACGGGAATATGGACGCTGGTGGGTTTGGGGCAGAACTGCTACAAGCAGGTGCAAAGGTTAGAGGAAAACAGGCAATATTCCAAGCAATTACAGGTGCATTTAATGGTGCTTCAGCATTTACAGGTGGTTCTGTAGCAGATAAAGACGCACTATCAGCATTACAGAATAAGAGAGTATTTAACCCATACGAAGAAACTACATTTAAAGGTGTTCGGTATCGTAGTCATTCCTTTAACTTCGATATGCAACCTAGAAACTATAGTGAAATGAGAAATATTCAGAATATTATTGATGTTTTAAGATTTGCAATGCTACCCACAAAAACGGGTAGTAACGATGAATGGCTATCTATTCCTAAATTCTTTAAAACTGATATTGTCCGTTACACACCAGCAGAACTAGAAAGTGGACAGGGAATGGATAGGTTATCAAGACCACAGACACTAACCAAAATTATGCAATTCCCTGTCAAAATGGTATTGACAGATATGCAGTTAAACTTGACCCCTAATGGTCAAAACACGTCTCTTAGATCCTATAATGAAAAAGGTGAAGCACAGACAGAGGATTATGGTCCTGGTTCTTATAAGATGACCCTAAGATTTGATGAGACTGCATTCCTCACCAACGACCTCATATGGAGTGAACTTAATGATGATCAAAATAAGGGTACTGGAGAATTCGGTGAAGAAGCTCCTAGATATGAGTTTGATCCTGTAACTGCAGCTGCCCTCAAAGAATTAGCAAATAAATAAGAATATGTCAAATTATTTTAAATATCTACCTAAAGTCAAAGTAAGGGTTACTAGTATACGACGCAATAACGTCGAACCATATGTTGTAGCTACGAATATCTTTAGAAGAGCAAAAATTATTGATACTATCCAAAAAGCAATTCTTGGATTTGAGCAAGTAACTATACAAAATAACGAAAGACCAGATCAGGTCGCTCAAAGGTTTTATGGATCTACTGACTATGATTGGATTGTTTTGCTATGTAACAATATTATAAACGTTTATGATGAATGGCCATTATCCGAAGATCAGTTATATAACGTAATTACGAAGAAATATGGTAATACCGATGAAATCCACCATTACGAAACTAACGAAATAAGATCAAATGACTATCACCAAGATGAAGAGGTAATATCCAATAGAGGTGATATCGTTGTACCTGCAGGATTACAAGTAAACGAAAATTTCACCTATAAGATTCAGGGAGTCACAGTGACAAATGCGTCAGTGCCTATTACCAACTATGAACATGAAAAACAGATAAATGACTATAAGGCAAATATATGGTTATTAAAGCCTGCATACGTAGAAACCTTTGCAGAGGAATTTAGACGATTATGCCAATATTCGCCACATGAAGAAGTTGATTCTGGTGACGTAAAAATGACTTGGGGTGCTGTAGAGGAAATCTTCGTTACAGAGAAAAATGGATATAGCACAGTATATGGTCAATCTGCTACAGTCGCTTTTGCGTCTAATCAAGAATTAGTCAATAGAACCGTTACAGTGACTACACTGTCATCTGGTGAACAGGTCAGAACTGTAGATACATCAAATACTGGTACTGTTAACTCATCTGGAGTTATCTCTGGTACTACAGATGCTAGCTCAACCTCTGGAAGTTAAAAATACCTTGAGTTTTTTTTCCGACTTATCTGTAATCAAAAGTCGAAATAATATATCAATTATATAATATATTTCCTACGATAGTACAACGTCCGTCGCTCTGACTCGGAGGTACGAAGTGAAATGTCTTAGAATGGAAGAAGCATAGCATACCATCCTCAACAGGAACTGCTTCACCCATCATGTCACTACTATTTCCTAGTTCATTAAAGAGAACCAGTGGTGTGTCCTTGTCTGGTACATTAACATAGTAACAGAATGACATGGAGTATGGGAAATGGTTGTGTGCTTCTACAGTATCTCCTTTGTTAAACTCTATACCCCAACACTCTGCTATCTTAAATCTTTTTGGATCAAACCCTAATAGAGTTGGATCATATTTATCATCAACACTACCCTGAGCGAAATGAAATGCTGCTTGAGGTAACACATTTTCTATCCAATTAAAAAGACGACTTAGGTCGTCTATTTTCTTCTCATGGAAGTTAAATTCTGTTCTTGATGCACCACCCTTAGCAAGGTCAGTAACAACGTATTTCTTCACACTTTCATGAAGCTTAGGATTCATTTCCTTTGCTTCAGGATTATTATATGTTTGATATAGCATCAGTGATAATGTCTCCTCCGTCTACATGGGATCCTATTTGTCTCTTGCCACTTGTTAACATGTCCTGGCATCCAATTACCATGGTAATCAGGTCTGCCTGGTACGTACTCTTCCTTATATACTATCTGATTACACCAACGACGTTCCTGGTAATGTGAATGACCATGGTGATGGTGATATGGTGGAGAATGGTAATGAGTGGGCGTTTCTGCCCACTCTACTAGTTGTTCCCATGTTACTGCTTGAGCAGGTGCTGCAAACATGACCAAAGGTAATGCTAGTAACCATTTCTTCATCAACCTTCCTCGGCTAATCGTGCAAAATATGACAGATCAGGATCCTCATCTGTCTTTAATGATTCTACACTGTTTCCGAACCCTGCGGTGACCGTAGTGTTCTCTTCTACAACTGGCACAGGATCTTCCAGTTCCTCGTCACGTGTCTGTACACGTGCCTTGTTCTTACCTAGAACTAGGTTTAATCTCTTCTCTAATGCCTCGTAAGGTTTAAAGTTCTCAGCATTAGTAAATGCTGCGAGACTATACTCTTGGTTATAGATCTCCTCTAGTTTAGCATCATCATAGTCACCTAAGACTGATAGTGATGCGAACTCGGAACGATCATAGTTCCAATATCCATCTTGCCTGACAATCTTTAACTTAAAGTCAGCACCCTTCCAAAAATCGAATGGGTTGATGGGTTGCTCATCCTCAAACTGTGGCTTCATTGCCTCAACTAACTTGTCATGGATCTTCTTACCATACTTGTATAGGAAGACTCTTCCTTCATTCTCTGGGTGTAGAGGATCTTTAACGACCAAGATGTTACTGTAGTAAGAAAGCTTACGCTTCTGCTTACGTGCAACGTCCTTGTCTGTATCCAGACCACTGTTCCATAGGATACGGTTGAGTTCACCAACTGGATCATTCTGACCTAATGTAGTCAGACTGTTCTCGATGTACCAACCTCCTGGTCCTTGGAAAGCATGTGACCATACCTGTGCCCAAGGTAGTTCCTCTCCTGTTGGAGCAGGAAGGAAACGAATGACAGCATAACCGTTGCCTGCCTTATCGACTTCTGGTTTCCAGAGTCGTTCGTCAGGACCGTTACCGCCGCCCTTAGTGTTCAGTTTCTCTAGTTCCTTTGTTAAACTAGCAATGGAAGACCTAGAGGACTTCTTAAGGGATGCAAATGACATTGTATTCTCCGTGTGTTTTTGTATTTGGCTTGTTTACCATCATATGATGGCATACTATTTAGGTCTTGTCAACCCCCTCTAAATCCTTCTTCCAACACAGGAGTTTGTCCTCCATCGCCTGTAATATATCTAAAAGATTGCTGTTGCCACCAGAGTATAGGTTACTGACCATATCGATCCTTTCCTTCACCTCTTTAACGTCTGACGACTGATCATCTTCCTCGTTTGTGACATAGGTACTCATCAACTGAAGACGAGCATAAAATACTTTCTGCTTGGCAACCAACTCTAACGTCTTGTTGATATGATCCAACTGCTGCACCTTGTCTAGTGTGTTTAATTTACTAGACATCTTTAACAACTCATTGTAAGTTGTCTGAAGATCATCTAGTTCTTTTGCTATCACTTCAGAACGGAAGAAATCTTCATTCATAATGGTAAAACCCCCCTACTTGTGCGTTTGATACAATTTAAAAGTTGTGCGTTAGCTTTGATCTTATCCTTCAGTGGTTTAGAAATCAATTTGTTAACGACTTCGATCTCAATATTATATTCGTCACACACTGCTGCGACTGCCTCTATGTAGTTTATGAGACCATTACTATTCTGTACGGTATGTTCTACCAAAGTACTAAACTTACTTTGTGACATAAAATTTTCCTCAAGCTCTTTCATTCTGTAATAACTCCATTAGTTATGGATTCAGTTAGGAACTCCATCTGAAACTCTTTGATCCACTCACACAGTGTGTCTATGTAAGGAGCCTTGTCGTAGCGTTCTTCGACTTGAGTCTGACCATTCTCTGCAACAGATAAGGTCACAAGTTTCTTAACCTCCACACCAGTGCGTTCGTAGTACATGTAAGCGTACGCTGCTTCTTGTACAAAATACTTGTCCAACCATTCCACCTTCTTGATGTCCTTGGTTGTCTTAAAGTCTATTATAGCAAGTTCGCCATCAAACTCAGCAATACAATCAACACGCCCACCAATCCGTAGATCGTTAGAATAAAGAGG